GTTTTCTTCTTCGTTTATATCTTTACGATTGCCTAGTTCTATTAGTATTGATTCTTTTGATGGTAGATTCTTATACTTCATTACAAAAGAATTAATCTCTTGGAATAAAATCTGTTCTTCTCTCTTTGTAAAATATATTTCGTTTACAAATGGTAATGTCTTACGAGTAAATTCTTCGTTGAAAATTAGATTTCTTAATATTGTAAATTCTATTCTTTCGTTATTCATAATTAAATGTAGTGTAGATAACTTCCTACTATATATTTTGGTTGTTGAATTGGTTTATGTCCTATATGTTTATAGTTCCACATAGGAGGAAACATTAATAATCTGCCAGTCTTTGGTTGTACTTTCATTTTATATTCAGGAAAAGATGTATGACCACCTTCATTATCTTTTAAATATAAAAAGAACACAAGAAATCTTTTGGCACTAGCATAGTCCATAACATCTACGTGTTCCTGAAATTCATCTACATTATTAACTTCGTATTTTTTAAAACGGATTTGTTCAAACCCAAATTTTTCTGGCCATTGTTTGACTTTATCTATCTTATTATCTGTTATATATTTGTCAACATATGGTCTTAATGTTTTATATAATATATCAACATACTCTTGCCAATCTTCATTTGAGTTGATATTAATTTCTGTAAAAGACCTGTGATCTTTTAATTCTGTTTTCATCCATTGTTGTTTTGAATCTTCAAACTTGTCAATCAAGTGTTGACATTGTTTTGGTTTTAATACATCATCATATACAGAAATATAATTACTCAATTGGTTCTCCTTTTTTCAATTTCTCATCTAAAAATTCTATTAGCATATCACCAATATAGTCTATAAACTCTTTATTGTCAAGGTCCGTTTCGTGTGGATTGAAAAGTATATCGTAATCAAACTGCATAGATTTAGTACCATCAGGATTTTCATCCTTTCCAAATCCAACTTTGCCGTATTTGAAGATAACACCTTTGTAAGGTGGTTGTAATAACTTTATAGAAGTAAAATCGTCACCTTCTTTTTGTACGAAGGCGTATTTTTTATTCTGATTGTTCGGTTTCTTCTGATCCGTATGTAAATTTTCTTTTGGCATATTCATCTATTTTTTCTAATACTTCTTTTGTAAAATACTTATCAGGATTCTCATTGATGTTTTTACCAAATACTTTTGAACCATCAGGAGTTTCGTATCTTGTAGATACTTTTTTAAATACACCTGCTGCTTCTCCGAGTTCTAATAGACCATAGTATTGATCTAATCCCTCTTTGTATGTTAGTCTTACATCTATCATAGCATTTTCTTTTGTTAACCTTGACTTATAATTTTTACAATGAATAATATTACCAATTACTTCGGTACCGTCTTTTTCTTTTCTCTTACTTAAATAAACTATTGATGAAGCGGCGTACTTCAAACCTGAACCACCACCCATTTCTTTTTGTGGATACATAGAACCAATAACATCATAAGTGTGATTGGTCATTATCATAGGAACAGCTGCCTTACCAAGTTTTAAAGTTAATACTCTAAATGTAGATTTAACTATTTGTGATCTAGTCATATCTCTTGTTTCTTTACCTGCGGCTGTGTCTTCCATTTCTTTAGTTGTAGATAACATACCTAAACTATCTAATACAAACAACAAAGGTTTTCTTTTATCCTCTGGTTGTTCAATATACTTGTCTAAAATTTTTAAAGATTGAGTTCTAAATTCTTGTACAGTTGATACAGGTACGACAACCATTCTACTAGAGTCGACACCTCTACTTTCAATCATACTTTTTGATATTGCACTTTCTGATTCAAAGTATATTACACCTGCGTCTTTGTCTTTGTCTAAAAATGCTTTTACGATTCCTAATGCAAAAAATGTTTTACCTGTAGCGGCCTCACCTGCAATTGCAGTAATCTTGTTCGCTGGCATTCCACCGTAAATTGATCCTGATAACAAAGCATTAAAGGCATACGAACCTGTGTCTATAAAATTTGTTACATCTGCTGTATCAACACCTTCACTAACTAGTGTTGCGTATTCATTACCTGTTTCTTTAATTATGTCTTTTAGAAAATTGCTCATATTCTATCATCTCCTTGTCATTATAAGATATTGTGTACCATTTGATATTCATATCATAACATACTTGTTTGATATTGTCAAGCTCCTTTGCAGGAAAACTATGCGACATATGATTGTTGTATCCTTTATATATCGTAATCATCATCTAATATCTTTGGCACTTCATCTATTCTTTGTTTTGCTCTTAATACAACTTTTCTTGCTTTTGGTTTAAGTTTAGTTGCGTCTAATTGATCTTCACTCCATAGTCTGTATTTAGGATCCTCTGGTACCCAATCTGCAGGTGGTTCTTCATATTCTTCAGGTTGTATTTTATTCCATAACATTGTCTTAACTTCATCAATATGTACAGGACCTAAATCGTTATAAGTTCTACCCTCAAATCTTTTTGCCATAGCAAAAATTTGTTCTTTATTGTATTGTATTTTTCTTTGATAGTCCCAATACTCTTGTTGAGAAATATATTCTTTTTGTTGTATCGCCATCATAATATTTATTCAAAAAAACTATCAAGTGTTCCTTTTCTTATTGACTTAAATAAATCTACATTTTTGTCTTTAGAAAAACACCATACATTTTCTATAAATGTTTTATTCATAAACTCTTGCTTATCTTTTTCTGTTTCAAATAACTTATCTGATTTAGGTCTTTGCATAATTCTCATTCCTATTTGACCTACAAAATTATCTTTTAACATATCAACAACTTCATCACAACTTTTATATCTTTTACCTTTAATAGTCGGATCCATAATATTAATTAATGTGTGTTTAGATACTTCAAAACATTTTTTAGATACAGGTAAAAAGAAATCATCACGCCACTTCTCGTACTCGTTGAATTTAAACCACGATTGATTTTCTTCTTTCTCTCCACCTTTATTATATTCTTCGGTACTAAAATATGGTGGACTTGTAAAAGAACAATCAACATCTTTAATTGTATCCCAAGGTAAATCTTCAGCACCTGTATTGTATATAGTAACTTTTTTAGGTTTAGTTAAGAAACTATTATACAATTCAATTTGTTTCATATATTGTTTGTAAGTATTAGGGTTTGGATCACAACCAATATATTCTTCAGCGTCTGAAGCAAAGAAACCTGCAAGTCTATCGCCCCAACCACAACTTGTATCTAAAACTTTTTTAGCATTTGTTAGTTGATAGATAGTCTTAGCAACATTAGGTTTAAATTGAGTTGCAATATATGTACCTAATCTAAAGGCACTCATATAACTTGCTTCAGATAATTGTCCACCTCTTAATTCTTCTTTACCTTCAACTAATACTGTCTTCATATTGTTGATACCTCGCCAGATAGGACCTAGACAACGCCATATATCTTTTGCAGTACCATTGTACCATACATCTAAAGGCGATTTAAAACTATAACTTGAACAGTTTAATCTTAATTCTTGGTGAAAATAATTAGATACATTATTATAAGTTGATGGTGCTGATATAACACCTAGACCATAATCTTTGTAATTGTATTTGTAATCTGAATACTTTTCCATAACATTGTTATCGTTAGTGTTGCAGTATGTACCTATGTCTTGTTTTTGTAAATCGTGGAATGAATTTCTTACATCATCTAAAGTTATTTTCTTTAGAGGAAATACAGGTCTGTACTTCTCAATGTAGTCTGCTAAGTCTAATCTAAACTGATCTCTACCAATATCATTTGTTATTCTTTCAAAAGCAATCTGATCTATGATTGGTAATTTGTTTTCGTTAGCGTATTGTTTTAAGTATTCCATTATAATTTGTATTCAAAGTTTTGTGTTTCATCATTTATATGTACTTGTTTAGCACCATTCTTAATATGAAAGTGAGTTGCCATAGGTGTTAATGGAGATAAGGTAACTAATCTTTTATAATCTTTATCTAATGCCCACTCTCCTAGTTTTTTTACTATCTCTTTACCTGCACCTCGTTTACGAGACCATACTGTATATGCAACAACTATCTCTCCGTGACCGTTTGAGTTAGCTGCCTGACTCATATAATCCATTTCTCTAACAGTATGAGGTACTTCAGGACACAATGCAACACAAATTATTGCTTCAATTTCATTATTGTATTTTAATCCAAAGATTTTTCTGCCGTGTGTAATTCTAAAACCTAAAGTTAATTCAGGTCTAACAGGATCCTCTGCCACATCTATATCGTCTAGTTCAACGAGTTCAGTACCTTTGACCCATTTAAAAAAGTCGTTTATATTATCTTTTAATATCTTCATTATTCCATTTCATCAATAACCACACTATAAAAGCGTAAATCATTATAACATATAATAGAGAAAGAGTCAATAGCATATCAAAATTTATCTGTTTGATTTCCCCAACAGTCCCAACCTTTTCTTTTAGTTCTAGCAAACAATTCTATATATGGTCCGTCTAATAAGTTCTCTATATGATTGTACATTATATCTGGTTTTCTACTATGTTCTCTACGCTGTTCTACAACTAATTGAGGTACTGATTTACTGATTCGTTTTGGTTTACCTTTAGTTGCAAGTAAACACATTTCAGGATTACCTCTTGTCCAGTATCCTAGACCTGTAAAAAATCCTAAAGACTTTTTGTTTGTCTTCGCCCAAGTGAATCCTACTGTCTTGTATTTGAATCCCCAAGCGTCTATTACTTTAAATGCTTTGTCTAGTAGTGGATCAATAACCCACATTAATAAAACTGAATTATCATTAGCAATATTGTTTACAGGTAGATTACAAATGTCTTTAAAGTTCATTGTAGAATAATGATTCTCTGGACTTCTATCCTTACCTTTATCAGAATAAGTTTTAAAAGACCAAGGTGGGTCTGCGTATATTACGTTATACTTTTTATCAATATCCATATTGTCAATACTATTATAAAAAATGTTTTAGTATTCATAGGTGTCATTGCAATTCTTTGACCCCATTGAAATGCTATAAAAACTGTAAAATAAAAAATAAGTAAATTTGTTATCATTAAAAAAATGCCTCTAAACTTGCCTTTGGTTCAGGTGTCCACCCAATAGGTTGTAATATAAATCTAATAGGATCAAGTAATGTTTTCTCAAATTGTAATTCATAATCAACATATTCTTTTAATTTAAACTCTTTAGGTAATTCAGTTACATAACTAATTACATCAAACTTAAATGGATTTGCCTCTAGTAATTTAACAAACTTAATCTTATCACCTTCTTGTATTAAAGGATATTTCTTTTCTAATCCAAATTGTTTTATTTGATGATTATATATTAATGCACCTTTCACGTGAATAGGTGTGCCTTTGATAAACACAGCACTAGAAGAATAATATTTTTTCATATTATTACAACTTCTAGGAAACGATACTGCCTCAGCAGGTAGATTTAAAAATTCTTCTTTAGTTTCTTTAATAAATTTATGCAAATCACTTTCTTGTTTAGACATTATAATCTTAATCGCTTCTTTAATTTTTGTTCTACAATATTCAGGTGTAGATGATTTAACTGCCTCAATACCCATAATCTTTAGTTTAGGTTCGTCAAATGTAATACCTTCTTCATCTAATACATTTAACATATATCTTTTTTTAGCAGTCCATATGCCTTTGTCAGCAATAACTTCTCGTTTCATTACCATTTTGTTTTCAAATGCGTTAGTATATTCTGCTAATTGTTTGAAACACTTATCTAGGAAAGGTTCTAATCTGCTTTCAACAACTTTGTTTAGAAACTTTAATGTTTGATCTTTTGTTTTATCTTTACATACTTGTTCAACAAGTTTATCCATTGTAAGATAAATTGAATCTGTATCAGACGCCACAATATAATCT